TCTCTCCCCCTTTCCCTTATCTCGTTCAATTCCAAGCACTTAGCCCAATTAAGTCCCCTGAGATTGACCTGAGAACGCTCTGAGAATGAATTGAGATTAAATTGAGAATGGCAACGGATAGGTTACACAAGTTCTATTGAGCGTATACAGAACATAAACTCAATGAAACAATCGAATCGAATTAGATAATATTATCTCTTGGTGATGAATGCGTGTAATTGCATCGAGACACCGGGCGCAGAATGCCTCTAGGGCTGCATTAGATTAGATATGGGAAAAGATAATCGAAGCGCGCTAGGTCCACTCTGGGGCAGGCGGGAGATAATCGATTGTGAGGCATCCTAGAGGGACTTTCGCTTATAGGCGAAGATAATATTATTACTTCGCGATAAGCAATAGAGCTATCGCCGAAAGCGAATATCAGACTATGCGATAAGCAAGGGGAGATATGACGGGCGGAATCCGTTAGGATTCCCAGTGATATATGGCGAGCGCGAGAAGTATTACAGTAGTGACAATGAATGGTATGAACATTGTATACCTCAGTTGAGAGAGTAGAGGCCCCGATATTCTGAGGCCCCTACTATCGTTGTTACTGCGCGGATGCCGCCAGCAAAGCCTCGACCTGCTTGCGTGCGGTATCTTCCGGAATTCCAAGGCGAATATAATCGCGAATCATTCTCTCCTTGATTTCGTCCGGTGTTACCTCGGAAGGACGATAAGGGAGTAGCGCGGCCTGATACGCATTGCTGCGTGCATTGGCTTTGAGATTATCGTTCACCAATGCGACAACAGACCACTTTTTCTCGACGATAACAGTATTGGCTTCGATATCGTTATCGCACACCTTGTAATCGAAGGTCTTTTCGACCTTCTCGCCTGCTTGCGCGTGGCCTTCGGGAATCGCGAAGGTAAACTTTCCGGTCTTGTTCTGCATCTTAGTCTCTCTCAGGTTGACTAGTTCCGGTTTATCCGGTGTTAGCTCCCCGACAGACTATACTAATGCATCGGGTATGCCAACACGATATTATGGGGTTTTTCCGGAAGTGTATGGTTTCGGGTGTATGGTTCTGATACGCCAAACTGTGCAATCGCGCACGGCCTGCCTAAGTCTCATGTCCGCTTACACTTACCGTGCATAGATATCATACGACAGTTTTGTTATTTGTATTGAATTCATACATGTGTTGAATAACTGTATAGAATTGTGTATTATTGTGAACTGACATTATTTGTTATGCCAATTACAAAAGTGTGTTGGCACGAATTCTGCTAATGCATACGCGATGCCATTGTTATAGTGTGCAGTTATGTGAAGAGTGCAACGCGCATGCCAATCATTAAGTCATGTCTTGTCATATAAAGTCATGTCAAGCTAATCTATGCCATATTTCTTTTGTGTTAATTCTATGTTAAATTTGTGTGACATTTGTGTGACATTTGATATGACATAGTATGACTCTATATGACTCAAAGTGACTCGAAGGGACTCTATACCCCTATACCCCCTTTTACGGGTCCCATACTTGGCACGAATCTTGCGGAAGATTGGTCTACCGCTATGTATGACTTAAAAAAGTAAATTTTTCTTATCAAGATTAGAAATAGGGTCCCATATTTACTCTAAGGAGGTAATATTATATTTAAAAAGATAACTTGACTTTCAGTCGTATCTGTGTTAGTCTGACACTGCCGAAGTCCACTGAAATAGTGGAAGATGAAAAAAGTTCGCAACAGTTGTAAGGAGTAGTAATGCCCGACCAAGTAACAGTCACAGGTAAGGTTGGTCCTAATCTTACAGTGACCACGCTAGTCATTACTAACGTTACTGATTTCAGGATTGATACAGTTCAGAACATGCTGTATGTATCAGGTCAAATTGGTGGGCAGATTCCTAAGATTCACGAATTCGATGTGAACGCTGCTACCGTTATGACTGTCACAAAGTCTGGTAACAATTGGACCGTCGCTATCTCTTAATCGGAGATATCAATGAGTCCAATCGAAATTGACCCTAAGACTGGTGCTCCAGTCATTCTCCCTAAGAATGATTTCGTAGCACCTACTGGTATTTCAAGTCCGGGGACAATAGTAGATAAGAAAGTGGAGGCACCACAACTAAGTATGCCAGCTACCAACGTAACTCTTGACCAGAGAGTTCAGGCTGCGCAGGAATTCAATAAGACTCTTCCTCAGGTTAATCCACAACGCACATCACTAGCACCACCAGTAAAAGTAAGAACTCAGGCTGATGTGCATCGTGAAATTACTGATGTGCTGAGAACATCTGGTTTAGATACTCAGCAACAACAAAAAGTATTCATTGCTATTCAGGAAATTCTCGCAAAGGAATAGCAACATGCCAATGGGGGTTGTGAGTGACGATGATTTCGCTACAGAACTCACTCGTTCAGAGAGTAAGAGTTCTCCACGTGAGGTAGCGAAACCATCTACTCCATCGGGACAAGTTATCGACATTAACCGTGGACGTGGCATGGGTAATGTCGGTGTGCCTGAATCTTTACAAAAAGTAATAGGTGACACTGTTATTACTGACGGCAGACAAGAAGCTGTCGAACTAGCTAAGAATTTTGGTATATCTCCTTCCTCAGTTTCTGCATATTCAGCAGGCGCGACTTCCACTGCATCATACGACGAAAAGAACGCAGAGCTTACTAATAATCTTGATAAGAGTAGGCAGCGTGTAATTGGGCGCGCCCGCTCTAAGATGATGCAGGCTTTACGTTATATAACTCCTGATAAACTTGAGAGTTCCAAAGCTAGGGATTTAGCAGGTATCGCTAAAGATATGTCTGCTGTTATCAGAAATATGGAACCGGAGCCAGGTGCTAAAGAACCAGCTACTAATGGACCTACGTTCATTATCATGGCTCCACAGTTTCGTGATGAACGGTCTTACGATATAATTCAAGCGAAGGATGAGTTCTAATGGAAACAATTCCAATTGGCAGAGCACACGTAATGGTAACTAATCAAACATATGCAGTTCCTGGCGCGCGTGTTCTTATTAATGTTCAGGGACTTGGTGCGGGTGCAATCGAAACATCTAATAATGAACTAGTATGGACTGCTATTACATTAGATGATGATGAGAACTTTGAGTGTGCGGCTCAGTTCATTCGTTCTACTACAGCAGCAGACGCAGCAGTCATTAGCGCCAAGCGTATCTAAGATTGAGTAATGACTCTGATTACTCCTGGGTCTACACCACCCAGAAATATCTGGAAGCCTAATCCTAAACAGGCTGCTTTCTTAGCTGTTCCTACTAGTATTAAAGAAGCATTCTATGGCGGTGGTGCGGGGTCGGGTAAGTCTGACGTATTACTACTATATGGAATTGTTCATCGCTGGCATGAGAATCCTAGATTCAAACAGGTTCTCATGCGTAGGACTTATAAGGAACTTAAGAACGAAATAGTTCCACGGTCCCGCGAGATACTATTAAGATTTGGTGCTACTTTCAATAAAACTGATATGGCGTGGACATTTCCGCGCCTGGACCAGTTCGGAAGTGGTGCATCGAATAATGGTGCAATGTTATTCCTCGGTCACTGTGAACATGAGAACGACGTTCACAATTACGACTCGATGGAAATCTCATTATTCACTCCAGATGAAATAACTTCACTGTCTGAATATATTTACTTATACATAGCATTCGAGCGTAATCGTGCTCCAAAGGATAGTGGATTACCTTCGATAACTCGCGCGGCCGGAATGCCTGGTGGAATTGGGCATACATTTACTAAGAAAAGGTTTGTAGACCCCTATCCTGCAGGGGGCAAGATTATAATCGGTAAGGGCGGTAATAAGCGTATATACATTCACGCTACCCTTGCTGATAACGTAGACCATATTGACCCTACGTATGCTCAGTCCCTCGATGGTAGACCTGAAGCAGAACGTAAGGCTAAAAAGTTTGGTGACTGGTCAGCATATCTTGGACAAGTCTTTGATGAATTTAGAGATAAACATTATGCGACCGAACCTGAGAATGCACTACATGTAACAGCGCCGTTTAATATTCCCTCATGGTGGCCGAAGATTGTCATCATTGATTGGGGATTTGCGGCAATGAACTATGTAACTTATTCTGCAATTTCACCAATGAAGCGTGTATACACATACCGCGAACAGTGGTGGTTAAAGACTAAGATTGAAGAATGGGCTCCTTATGTTAAAGAGTTAGTAGATAAGGAGAATCCT